GATTGGTGGTGCTAGAGAAATATTGATTTTGCCAATTGAGAAAAGGATATCAATAAATATATTGGAGTCATTTAGCAGATTGATTTGCAAAGATGATATGAGAGAAATGTTAACACATGGAGATGTGAAATTCACATTGATGAGAGATATGATAAGAGATGTCAGAAGATCTAAGGAAAGGAGATTAGTGCTGAATTTTAATCTAGATAAAACTAGATGGGGGCCATCATTTATGCCAATACAATTTATATATATGTTCAAACCATTTGCTCACTATTACCCAAAATTATTCAATTATCTTCTAATAACACTAATGGTTCACACTAACAAAAATGTTTGATTCCTGAGAAACTAATCAAGATATGGAGAAATGACCCACTAAATCAATACAAACACGAACCTTTGCTTCAAAAACTCAAAGAAAAATTCTTGTCAGATAAAAAATTGTACTTCAATAATGAATCAAATATGGGGCAAGGTATATTACATTATACATCATCATACCTCCATCTATGTGCCTTGAGTTTCAGGGATAAGATTTACAACAAACTGTGTCAAAGACTGAAGTTGAGTCCTGGGAATTGGTCTGATGTGGTCTCTTCAGATGATTCATACACTTCTTTTGCAATACCTATGGATGATAAAAAGAGAATGAATGTCAGGATTGATTTATTCCTGAGAGCTCAGGAAGTTACGGAAAGGTTATTTAATATATGGACATCCAAATCGAAGAGTTCAATATCATTCATAATCAGTGAATTCAATTCAATGTTTGGATCCAATTTGACACTGTATCCCACATTGATCAAATTCGCTTTAGCTTCTGTTCAACCTGTTAACACTGATTCATTCTTTAGGATGGTGAAAGAATCCTACAACACTAGCAGACAGATTGTTGAAAATGGTGGTTCTTTAGAATTATATATGGTTGCACATCGATTAAATAAAGTGTTTGTGGAGAGTATTTATCATACTCATGATAATGGTGTTAATAGTCCAATGAAGTTTGGTATTCAACCAGAGAATTTACCATATCAGTTGGGTGTCTACCCTATTGGGGAACCTGGAATGATGTTAATGATTGGTCCTGAATTTCACAATTATTCAATTTTACATAGATATAAGTCTGATCAAAAATCCTTGAGTGAACTAGAATTAAATCTATTCAAAGTTAGCCATAATCTACTTGAGATGAATGACCCATCGTTATATGC